TATATGGCTATTACTCGTACTAGGGACGTGACCCCTAATATCTAAATATATGCAAATAACCCATAAAACAAACACAATGACGGTGCTATACGCTCAGTTCAGACGTATAAGGTCGGTATGGACTAATGTTCGTACATTTTCCGCAAGCACCGCTAACCGAAACGCTACGAATACTCCTAGCACATCTGAACGCGATCAATTCATATTAAATAGGTTTTACGAAGATTATGCAAGAGAGTTGCCTAATGTGGTGACGATCGAAGAAGTACTTTTATGATGTAACAGATCTTTACGGCTTCAACGCTGATTAGCAGGTGTCAAAGCACAGTGGGCCATGAAGAGCGAAATGCCTGAGTGGTTAAAAGACGAGATGCCTACTGATCAGTATGAGAAGGTGCGTAAGTCAATTCGTTCAGTAGATGAGTGGAAGGAGAAGGAAGGCAACTTGATCAAGGTAGAGGCGGATAAGTTTAAGTTAGCGTGTCAGGCGATACGTAAAGATACCGCTGAAAAGTTAGCAGTGCCATTAGCTGATGATGTCGTATTTATACACACGCTGACAACTCAGCACTTGCCTTTCTCCTTGCTTGGTGAAGTTATCGAGATTTCTGAGGATAAAGATTTAGATGACTCGGAGCAAAATAAGTTAATCAAGAATATAATGGTCAAGTGAAAGAAGGGTTTATACCAAGAGGTGTTGAGCAAAACTTTTAACCGCCAGAAATATGTTTTTACCTAAATGTAGTTCCTCCCCATAGAATGGTTGCAACGACAAGGAGGTTCGTCGAACTTTGAGCGTCAAAGCGTGATGGCTTCGCAGATACCAAGCTTGACATTAATCGCTCTATGTTAAACATGGGTAAATCACTTAAAGATAAGCTTAAGCAGAATAGGGATCCTTTGACGATGTGGAGATATGCAACGACGGCGGTCCGACGCAGTGCTGCAGATCTGACACAGAGGGTTCATCGTAAAGTGAGAGGTTTCAATAAGTATATCTTCGAAGTCGAAGGTGGAGTTGCCAGGGTGAAGCGTGACTGGGTTCCTTGGAGTTCATCAAAGAGTAACAATCCGCAGCTTCTGGATGTAGAAGAACCATTGGAGACACCAGTGCCCGTTAGTAGTGTGTGTAAATGGGTAGGTATCTTACCGTTGTCGTGAAAAGGTGTGAAATCGAAGAAAATGTGCATTTCAGAATATTTTACAGATTTTATATTTAAGCATGGCTATGGTGCGAACTTGCCCCCTGAACAGACTTACATCGATAAGCAAATCTGGTCTGGTGGTTATGATACAGCTATGGAGAATTTCCGTGTGATGGCTAAGCCCACAACAGTTAAAATTTCATACGAGCGTTTACAGACAGCGTTAGAGCGCCGGGCGCAGCATATCAAGTTGCCGCAGATGGACCCGCTTACGGATAAGGACGTGTATGGTGTACGCATCTGAAAAGACAGATTTCCAGGTTATCTGTCGTCGAGGATGTTTGGACCAAACCGAGGTGCTGTAGCCTCACGTGCAGCGCAAGTTGCACAAGCAGTACTTCGTCACATCATGTTAAAACCGTGATGTAGTATGGATTTGTATCAAGTTGGTGGTAGGGCCAAGCGCATAGATATCTCTGAGGATAAAGTAGTGCGCACTAGGCCAGTGTTAATGTGTGACGACCTATTGTTTAGATTAGGTGCTATTGTTTCCCAACCTATACTTGATAGACTTCAAACGATTCGTAATAGTGAGTTGTTTGTAGGTAGGGGACATAAACATTTAGGTTGACAGGAATTATTTGACACTTTAAAGGCCGAACCAGGTGTGTACGCTAGTCCGGATTGGAGTAGTTTTGACAATCATGTCTATGAGGAGCTTATCGTTATGGCTGTCGCCATGTTACGTAGTTGTTATCCAGATGACGAACGGCACGATAACTATTTCTTATATATGTGTTCGTCACTAGTGTTTAAGAATGTGGTATTTGAGCCGGGTGTCGTAATGCGTCTAGATAAAGGTATTCCATCAGGCCATCCTTGGACATCTATTGTGGACACGTTGATCAATTGACTAGTATGATCATGTGTATTCGTGGAATTATATTCTGGTAACCACAAACAGTTGAGCATGTGCAAGGTATATGCCTTCGGGGACGACGCTTTACTCCGTTTTGGACAATTAAGTGATGTGGATAAGCTAGATAATATTGTTAAGCGCAGCGGCATGAAGACAGCTAGCCTGTGAGAATCGGTTGGGAATCTGACGTCCACCCATCAGTGTGAGGGTGTACACTTTCTGAAGAGAGTGTTCACCGAAGGGGGTGGTCCAGCATGACACTCGGAATTGATAATGGAAACTCTATGGTTTCCACAGACAAAGGGTAGGTCATTGTCAGATGAGATCAGCCGCGCATTCACGTTAGTCGCAGATGGGCCCTTTCCCTCAAAAGGGACGGAGCTCGTCCAAGCATATCGAGAGTATCTTATGTTAAGGTTATACGAGACCACAGATGAAAATCAACGTCCCATGTATATGGACATGGTGAGGCAGCAATTGCATTCCGCCGACATCAAAGGTTTGGTGTCTCATATGACTCAAGAACGAATGCGTACTATTCCGTCGCAGGTAGCCATCACAGCACCATGAAAAGGTAAGAAGGTTGCTCCTCATGAACGTATCTGGGAAGACAACATCGACTTCATAAAGTGAGTTTACAGTTTTATTGTGGCAGATATTAATTTAAGAGACAGCATATTGTTAAGTGGTTAGTCTTCATTGGATTATTAGAAAATACGTTGTTTGATATTTTCTTCTAGTTGTTTTATTCGTGAGTTTAGCGATCGTACGCTAATGCCGAGCTATGCCAAGCGAAGCGGGGCGTTGCATGTTTTAATACGAGTTCTATGCAACGTGGGGTGGC